GGGGTTCTAAACGTTGGCTTTCTGGCCCTAGATATTCTCAACACAACTAGGGGATGCACAGAATCAGTTACGCCCCCGGCCCCGTTGTCCAAGAAGTGGCAGAAGAAGACGGGACGCCCACTCGTGAGCTACTCACGCATAGTGGTTCCTAACCCATCCTCGCGGTCCGGTCACGGAAACGGTGAGCACGCAAGCTCACGCGCGTTGCATTCCGTTCGTGGGCACTGGGTGCAGTATGGTTCGGAAGGGAAGGGAAAGTTATTCGGCAAGTACGAAGGGGAGTTTTGGATTCCATCCCACGAGAGAGGCGACCCGTCGCTTGGACAGGTGAAGTCTACATACGTGGTAAAGCCACCGGAGGCGATGAAGAATGAGTGATCGACAACTTATCGTGAAAGATGGGCCACTAGAGGGAGCCGTCTTCCCAGTGATCGAGGACGCCGTAAATATGACGATCTACTTTGGTAATGGGGTAAGTCGGGTGTCCTGCCACTACTCCACCACCTTTAAGACCGACGCCGAGGGGCGAGAGATCTGGGCACAACAACCACGCAGGTACGACTACCCAATACGTTAGGGGACAAGATGTTGGATAAAGACAAGGCACTAACCTTCATGAGGCAAGAGGAGAACCTGCTGAACATGGTAAGCCCTGAAGCCTACGATCTCACGATACAAGCTATCAACCAAGCGAAGCGAGATCTGGCACTCAAGCATGAGAGAGAGATCGCTGAATACGCTCGCCACCTTCTCGAAGCTGGGGTCAACGAGAATGGCTGATGGTCCCGGATAAAGGCGTCACCTATGAGGTCGCCCATGTTCCTCAACGTCTAGACGCAGGGAACGGTTGGACGTCTGTTCGTTGCAAATGCGGTGGGTTCCTAATGGAGGTCTGCGACGACAAAGGCTTAGAGGAAGCTCAAGCAGGTTGGGTGGCCCACATGGAGCAAGTCTGGGAAATGTTGAAAGAAAACCCAGAAATAGGCAGCACCGAGCAGTAGGAACGTATAATATATAGCTATAGGTAAAGGAGGCCACCATGAAGCTCATCACCAAAGACGACAGGTTCGTAGCCGTCACGACCTACGCAGAGCGGACGCTGCCAAAGCAGGCAGGGTTTCGCTGGGACCCCACCGCTAAGTGCTGGTGGACTGCCGACTCGACCAAAGCTCAAGCTCTTCGCGAGTTTGCCGACGCCGACACCGCTGAGCTCCTTGCTCGCGTGGCTGTAGAGGCACAAGAGAGTTTGGAAGCGTCTAGGGCCACCGACGCGAGCGTAGAGATTCCTGGGCCTTCCGACAAAGCATATCGACCCTTCCAGAAGGCCGGGATTGCTTACGCCCTAGCTCATCCTTCTGCTTTGATCGCGGACGAGATGGGACTTGGGAAGACGATCCAAGCAATCGGAGTCATCAACGCCGACGAGTCTTTGAAGTCGATTCTGATTGTTTGCCCACTCTTGGTCAAGCTCAACTGGGCCAACGAGCTAGGTGAGTGGCTAGTCCGCGACCTTAGCGTTGGGATGGCCGACACCAAGACGATGCCGGACACCGACATTGTAATCATCCACCCGGACGCAGTTCGAGTTCGTCCCGACGATCTCCGGGCTAGGGAGTGGGACCTAATTGTGGTCGATGAAGCTCACTATTTTAAAAACCCAAAGTCGAAGCGCACCCAAGCGCTCCTGGGGCACGGAAAGTCAAACCCACCAGTTCAGGCACGCAGGAAGATCTGCTTGACCGGGACGCCGATTCCAAACCGACCAGTTGAGATGTTCCCACTTTTGAACTGGCTATGCCCTACGCAGTTCGGGAACTGGTTTGACTATGCGAAAACCTTCTGTGGAGCCTACTCCGATGGGTACGGCTGGAACGTTTCGGGAGCCTCGAATCTAGACCAGCTCCAAAACAAGCTCAGGGCAAACCTAATGGTCCGCAGGCTCAAGAGTGAAGTGCTCACCGAGCTACCTCCAAAGCAACGCCAGGTAATCGTTCTAGACGCAAAGAGCATCGAAGGCGGCGTGGCTATCATCGAGCGCGAGGCCGAGAAGCTCGCGGAGTTCGAGGCTGCGGTTACTGAGGCTCAGATTCGAGTAGAACTGGCAGAGGGAGATGAGTATAAGACGGCGGTCGAACAACTCAAGGTAGTTGCTAGTGCCGAGATCAGCGTTCTATCGCAACTTAGGCACGAAACTGCACTCGCTAAAGCGCCTGCCGTTGCAGAGCACGTTCGCGAACTACTAGAAGATACGCCGAAACTGACACTCTGGGCGCATCATAAAGACGTTGTTGCTTTCCTAGACGAAGCGCTCTCCGATCTCGGAGTAGTCAAGATCACCGGGGACACACCGGAACAGGCTAGACAAGATGCGGTTGAGCGGTTTCAAACAGACCCGAACGTTCGAGTCTTCATAGGTTCGATCACCGCAGCCGGAGTCGGTATCACCTTGACCGAAGCAACGGTCGCTGTCTTTGCTGAGCTAGATTGGGTGCCTGGCAACGTAACCCAGGCCGAAGACCGGATTCACCGCATCGGGCAGACCAACTCGGTTCTCATTCAGCACGTCGTTTTGGACAAGTCAATCGACGCCAAGCTCGCCAAGACGCTCGTAAAGAAGCAAGAGATCGCTGAGAAGGCACTAGACGCCGTTTCGGAGCAGACGACCAACTACCAACTCCCAGAGGCGATTGACGCACTCGTAGAGATCGCAGAACCGGCACGCAAGGCCCCCAAGGACGAGGAGTACCCTGTCCTCCCAGCCGAGGAGATCGAGGCGCTCCAGGGCAAGATTCGTATGCTTGCCGCACTCGACGGGGACCGCGCTCAAGAGGTCAACGCGATGGGATTCTCGAAGTTCGACTCCGGGGTAGGACACATGCTGGCTCAGGCCAACTACTGGTCGCCAAAGATGTGCGCTATAGCACAACGACTAGTACATAAATACCGAAGGCAGGTGGACTAGAAGATTAAAGAATCGACGCAGATCTGGCCCAAGAGCCAGCTAGATCGTATAGTATAAAGAGATCACCAAACAAGGAGGCCACAATGACCAAGATAGATAACTCAGAGTTCCAACTACAGACCGGCGAGACAATCCTGAATGAGCAGTTACCCTCAAAGTTCTGGACGACCGGGAGATACATTCTCACGCTAGGGCTGTGGAGCATCTGGCGCAAGCGACATAGGTTCATCTTGACTAACAAACGTGTTGTAGTTCGCATGGGTATCATAACTAAGAGCCAAGTAGACATCCCCCTAGGTCGGGTGCAAGACATCTCTGTCGTGACATCCGTAGTGAATGGGAGCATGATCGCGTTCAGCTCGGCTGGGGGATCGTTAGGCGTGTCGTCAATCGGACCACTGACGCGGGCACAGGCACGCGAGTTTGGTGAATGCTTACGTAACGTGGTGACCACGATGGGGGCTGGGCTGTGAAGTCTTATTGCGAACCATGGGAGGCATGATGGGTGAGCTGCGAGTAATCGGGTGGTACCAAGCGGAAAGCCTCTGGCATGCCAACGACCACAACGGCACTCCCCTCTGTCGTTCAGTGCGTTACAAATCTGGCCGAATCGGAGGGAACTCGAGAACTTGGATTCCATTCGCCACCCGAAATGAAGCCCTTGCTCAAGGAACGTTATGTCCGAGGTGCGATCAAGAAAAGAACCAACGCCGAATCGCACAGACCGATGAGTCAGTGATCTGGTGGAGAAGGAGAGTTCAGTGAACTACGCAGACTTTTTAGCATTGAAAGCTAAACAAGTCCCAGCCATAGGGATTCAGGTAGAGGATTCTGACATTCATGAGAGCTTGTTCCAGTTCCAACGTGATCTAGTCCGATGGGCTCTGGGGAAAGGCCGATGTGCAATCTTTGCGGATACTGGGCTAGGCAAGACTCGGATGCAGATTGAATGGGCGAGGTTGATGGGTGGGGTTGGGCTGATCTTAGCTCCATTAGCGGTCTGTCCTCAGACGGTCCGAGAGGCTAAGGAGTTAGGAGTCGATCTAACCTATCTTCATGAAGGGGAGATCATCGGAGAGGGGTTATACATCACCAACTATGAGCGAGCATCTAGAGTCGATCCGTCTGTGCTCCAATCCGTAGTTCTCGATGAGTCCTCGATTCTCAAGAACGTAGATGGGAAGACTCGAAGATTCTTGACGGATCACTTTGCTGATGTCCCCTATCGGCTAGCTTGTACTGCTACTCCAGCTCCGAACGACACTGCCGAGCTCACAAACCATGCAGAGTGGGTTGGAGCGTCCACACGAGTAGACATGTTGGCCGCCTACTTCGTGCACGACGATACAGGATGGAGGCTTAAAGGCCATGCTCGAGATGCGATGTGGAAGTGGGTATCTAGTTGGGCGGCAGCAGTGCGAACGCCTAAAGATTTGGGGTACTCGGACGCACGTTATCATCTTCCGGGCTTAGAGATCATCCCTCACTACATCAACATCGAACTAGCGCAGGAAGGACGATTGTTCGCTACTGATCTAGGGGGAGTCGGGGGACGGTCGCAGATTAGGCGAGCGACTCTAGATGCTCGAGTGCGCAAAGCTGCCGAGTTAGTAGAGGAAGAATCAGAAGAACCGTGGATCCTCTGGTGTGGACTTAATGACGAATCGGACGCATTAGCCAAATTGATACCAGGCTCAGTCAATGTGCAAGGCTCGATGAGTCCAGAAGCTAAGGCTGATGCGGCTCTTCGATTCGTAGAGGGAGATGTTCGAGTGCTGATCTCTAAGCCTTCCATCTTGGGTTTCGGCATGAACTTCCAACATTGCGCACGCATGGCGTTTGTGGGGCTCTCAGACAGTTATGAGAGCTACTACCAGTGCATCCGCAGATCGTATCGGTTCGGGCAAACCAGGAAGGTCTACGCGCATGTGGTACTGTCCGAGCTCGAGGCGCAGATAGCGCAGAATGTAGCCAGGAAAGAAGCAACTGCTCATGCAGGGATGGACCAGTTAGTCGGATACACGTATCAAGAGATCGAAGGGACAAAGTAATGGACGGGTATATCACAGACGAGGCATCAGGGAATCAGTGGACGATGAAGCTAGGGGATTCGTGTGAGAGGTTAGGGGAGATTGAAGACGACTCGATTGACTTCTCGATCTACTCTCCACCTTTCGCAAGTCTCTACACTTACTCACCATCAATCAGGGATCTAGGGAACTGCTCGACTCGTGATGAGTTCTTTGAGCACTATGGATTCATCATCGACCACATGTTGAGGGTGACGAAGCCAGGGAGATTGAGTGCAGTGCATGTTCAGCAGCTCTCAACGACCCTTACTACTCACGGAGTGATCGGGCTGACTGACTTTAGAGGACAAGTTATTAAAGCTCACCAAGACGCAGGATGGATTTATCACGGTGAAGTCACAGTAGACAAAGATCCTCAGGCTCAGGCGATCAGAACCAAAGCGCAAGCACTGATGTTCAATCAACTTCATAGAGACAGTGCGATGAGCCGTCCGGCAATGGCAGACTACGTTATCATCTTCCGCAAACCAGGAACCAACGAAGTACCGATCCAGAGTGATGTAGATAACGAAACATGGATACAGTGGGCGCGACCGGTCTGGCTAGGGATCAGAGAGTCCGACACCTTGAACGTGGCGATGGCGAGAGATGAGAAGGATGAGCGTCATATCGCACCCCTTCAGCTTGGACTGATCGAGCGTTGTGTGCGGCTCTGGTCTAACGAAGGCGAGTTAGTGCTGTCTCCATTTGGAGGAATTGGTTCAGAAGGTGTGGTGTCGATCAGGAGGGGCAGACGATTTATTGGGTGCGAGCTCAAGCCTCAGTACTGGAAGGTGGCATGTCGGAACTTGGAAGATGCGGAAGCCGAATGCGAAGCGCCTAGCTTGTGGGATTCGTGACAGGGTAGGATTCATAGCATGGATGACGGGTCTCGGAATGAATATCATGAATCGCCAAGATGCGGAGCCAAGACCCGTAGCGGCGCACCATGTAAGCGACCGGCTGGGGCAGGCACTCAACACGTAGGTGCTGGTGCTTGCAAGCTTCACGGTGGGTCAGTACCGAATCACCAAGCCAAAGCCACCCGTGAACTAGCACAGAGAGCCTGTATGAGGCTTGGCATCCCTGTCGAGATCAACCCGGCTGATGCTCTACTTCACGCAGTATGGGAGGCAGCCGGTAACGTCGAGTTCTACCGCCAGTTAGTCGAAGAGCTCGAAGCCCATCCCGAAGAGGGTGAGTACTCAGAAGACTCAGAGGGCAAGACGCGCTACCGACCAGGGAAACGAGGGATCTACGGCGAAACCTACCATATTTCAGGTATCCCCACGGGCGAAGCCACGGTACACGTTCTAGTCCAGCTCTACAACGAAGAGAGAGATAGATTGGTCAAGTACGCGGGCGAAGCATTAAGGGCTGGGGTGGAAGAGCGTAGAGTCCGATTGGCTGAGTCAGAAGCGAGAGTGTTGTTTGCAGCGGTAGGGTTTGCTTTGTCTGAGGCGAATCTATCCCTAGAGCAACAGGACACCATCCGGCGATCTATCGCAACAAGGTTACGAAGTGATCCTATCGCAGTTAGCTGATCTGCTCGATCCCAAAGACTTAGAGAACGACCCTCGGCGTTGGTACTGTTCGCGAGAGGTCTGTGATGGCAAACCTCATGATGGGTTGGCTAAACATGCTCGATCTGCTCAACGACCTCCGAAGAAGTGGCAGAGGGTCTTCTATCTCCGCGGTGGACGTGGGTCAGGTAAAACTTTCGCTGGGTCAATTGCTCTAGCGTCTTTGATCGTCGAGAACTGGGATCGGCCAGGAGAATGGGCGGTAGTCGCTCCCACAGCCGGGGACGCGAGAACGGTTTGCATGGAGTCGATAACCTCAGGACTCTTAATCGCTCTAGGTGCGAAAGTCGCAAGTGGTGGAACGATCCTTGAGACTGGCCCGTGGATAACCGGGTACTCCAAGACCACCGGCACACTCCATCTAGCTAACGGAGGAATTGTCTACTCCGACGGCGCCGACGATGGCGCGTACCGTATTCAGGGCAAAAACCTAATGGGAGTATGGTGCGACGAGATCGGCCTTTGGAAGAAGTGGAGCGCTGCTTGGAATGAGTCGATTAGATATGCCGTCCGAATCTCACCAGCCAAGATCATAGCTACAGGAACTCCCAAGCGCTCTATGCCAGCGAGAGCGTTAGTCAAACAACTGTTAGCAGACGATGTGTCTAAAGGTGGGCGCACAGTCTGTAGGCAACTGCTGACCTCAGACAACGAAGCAAACTTAGACGAAGAGACCATGCGTGACTTTATGGCTCATCGAGGGACAGCGTTAGAGCGTCAAGAGCTCGAAGGGGAATTGCTCGAAGAGGTAGACGGTGCGCTCTGGTCTGTCTCTCAACTTGACAGCTTGCGTGTGGACTCGTACCCTCAACTTACACGACTTGTGATCGGCGTAGATCCATCTGGGTCGGCTGAAGGTGATGTGACCGGGATAGTCGTAGCAGGGCGGGACAAATCAGGTCATGTGTATGTGCTAGACGACAAATCAGGCCAATTAGCACCCCACGCATGGGGACGGATCATCGAGCAGTTGGCAGAACAGTGGAAAGCTGACAAGGTGATTGCAGAAGGGAACTATGGCGGTGAGATGGTCCGCGAGACTCTACGGGCCGGAGGGGTATCGCTGCCTATCGAGATCAAACACGCCAGACGGGGCAAGGTTCCAAGAGCTGATCCAGTCGCAGCGTTAGCAGGCGATCCCAAACGACCGGAGACATGGCAAGGTCAACGGTTTCATATCGTCGGATCTTTGCCCGAGCTAGAGGAAGAGATCACGACATGGAAGGTTGACGAGTCCACTTACTCCCCTGGACGATTGGATGCCTTGGTGTGGGCGGTTAATGGGTTAGGGGTTCTAGACTCCGACCCGGTTGCTGCGTGGTTGGGTTATGCAGAAAAACGTCTTGCAGCGCAAAAAGCCTAGCAGGTGGTACGCTACTCGTAATGGGATGGCTCCGTCGCAAACCTGAACCTATTGACCGCGAATCGCTTGACCTGGCGGTGCGTCGGCTCCGCAACCCTCAGGCCATCGTCAACAAGTCAGAATTACTACCTAAAGTAGAAATCGCGGAGACTGAACTTCGCAAAGGCTGGGCTTACGCTTCCTCGAAAACGGTGAGCCAAAAGCTCCCGATCCCGAAAGAAGCTATCGCAAAAGAGGCTTCGCCGGGCTTGGCTTTGTACTCGATCACCCCTAAGGACATAGAGGCTGCGTTGGCAGCGCAAGGGGCCGACTGGGTTAGTCCGTTCGCGCCTGGCCGTCCTCTAACTCCATACGTTGGCTACGATGGGGCGCCTCGATCCTATGACTACCTCGTTGGTCGCAACCTCAACATCGAACCGAGGGACGGTCGAATCCCTTACGACGTTCTGAAGGGTGTTGTCGAGGGCTACGACGTCGCTATGGCTTGCATCCGGTATCTGATCCGCGATCTTCAAGGGATGCCGTTAATGTTTGAAGGGTTGGACGAGGCCAGCGGTCCGAGCATCCAGCGCGACATAAAGGAGGGCAAAGACTTCCTGCGCAAGCCGGACGGAGTGAACCCGTGGCCGGTGTGGTTGGCTAAGTTTGGCTGGGACGCGTTCGCCTATGACTGTGCGACCATCTATAAGCAAAGGGACGAGAAGACTGGCAAGGTCAACGCTCTCAAAGTCATAGAAGGCCAAACGATCACTCCAATGTTGAACTGGCTGGGCGACCTGAACCGTCCACCTGCTCCAGCGTTCCAACAGACGATTATGGGTGTGCCGTGGGCTGACTTCACGACAGACGATCTCATCTATCAGTTGCTATGGCCTCGGCCTTCGACCCCTTACGGGTTCCCTCCGATTGAATCAGTGCTTTTGAATGCGTCCACGGATATGAGGATGCAAGCTTTCTTCTTGCAATTCTTCACCTCCGGTGCTATCCCTGAGCTACTTTTGGTCGCACCGGACACCGTGACTCAGGACCAGTTGGAGCAGATGCAAGAGTTCTGGGACAACCTGATGCAAGGTGACCAGACTCGACGCTTTGGCGCTCGGTTTGTTCCGGGTGCCGTCACGCCGATTCAACAGCCGATGCCCAAGTTCGATAAGGACTTGTGGGAGTCGATCATGCGACTAACTGTCTCGCAATATGGTCTGGCACCGGTCAATCTGGGTCTAACTATGGACGTCAACAAGGCGACCGCAGGCACACAGATGGACCAGCAGGAGCAGAACAGCTCGGCTCCAAACATCGAGATCATCGAGGCTATGTTGAATCAAGTGCTCCAGGAAGACTTGGAGCTGGAAATAAGCGTTCACTTCGACGACGGGCGGAAGAAGGAAGATCGGCTCAAGGAGGCACAGGCTTACCAGATCTACATCAACTCCGGGATGATTAGTCCTGAAAAGGCTGCCGAGAGGATTCTAGGTCTGCCCTTCGACCCGAAGGAGGAGACTCCACGGTTCATCGCTCAACCAGCCGTAGTTCCGGTAACGGCGATTATGTCCGTATCAGGTCACGTCGATCCGCAGACGGGTGCGCCTACTCAATGGCCTGCCCCGACGCAGTACGAATGGCCCGGTGCTAAGGCACCAGCGCCCCCGGCCCCATCGACTCCTGAAGCAAAGCCAAAGGCTGCGCTGCCTGAAGCGAACAAAGCACCGGT